ACGCTTGCTTCAAGCACAAGGTAAAGACAGAATGTCTGACAAGTGGGAGATTGTCGAGTTTCCAGCTGTCATAAATGAAAAACCTATGTGGGGTAATTTTTGGTCCATGGATGGTTTAATGGGAGTAAAAGCCTCGATCCCTGTTTCAAAATGGAATGCACAATGGATGCAGAATCCTGTAGCAGAGGAAGGTGCGCTTATAAAACGTGATTGGTGGCAAGAGTGGGAAAAGGAAGAAACACCACAGTTACAGTATATTATACAATCTTACGATACAGCTTTCTCTAAGAAAGAAACAGCTGATTATTCAGCTATTACAACATGGGGGGTATTTTCTCCAGATGATGATGGTAAAGAAGCCTTAATTTTATTAGACGCGAAACGAGGCCGGTGGAACTTTCCAGAGCTAAAAAAAATTGCGATGGAGGAATATGAGTACTGGGAACCGGAACAAATTATTATTGAGGCTAAGGCTACAGGTACGCCTTTAACTCATGAGTTGCAAAAGATGGGAATACCTGTTATAAATTTTACTCCTTCGAAAGGGAATGACAAACATTCGAGGGTAAACAGTGTAGCTCCGCTATTTGAATCAGGAATGATTTGGGCGCCGAAGAAACAATTTGCTGAAGAGGTCATTGAAGAATGTGCTGCATTCCCATTTGGTGACCATGATGATTTTGTAGATTCGACAACACAAGCGCTTATGAAATATAGACAGGGTTATTTTGTTAAACTGCCTGATGACTATCGTGATGACAACGAAGGTTATTCAGGTAAAAAGGAATACTATTAATGAAATCACACGGAATTTTATCACGTTACATGCGCCCAGGATATGCAGCAGGTGACACTGTAAAAAAAGGTTTTCTACAAGAATTAAAAGATGCATTTTATGAAATGGGTCAGCCGGGAGATAATACTTATGATGGAAAAAGAAAGAGAGAAATGAATGAAATGTATAAAAAGCAAAAAGACGATACTGATTTAATACTTAAAGATAATCTTCAAAAGTATAATAATCTTAATTATAAATATGGTAAAATTTTAAACGAAACAAATTCAACAACAGGAGATCTAGATCGTAATTTAAATCAGTATAATAGTTTAATTGATTCAGGAAGAACAACATTAGCAGATGGTAGACAATCCAGGGAATTATTAAGCCCAGAACAAAGTAACACATTACAAGAGGAATTAAATCAAATTATAGCATTACCTGCTGGCACGAGAGAAGTAAGACCTGGAGATTATGATAGCCGTGTACTTACATTTGAAGAAATGGATACTGCAAGAAAAAACAAAAATTTTCGTGATGATATGACACGTGACGATTATATAATAGACCCGTCTGGTTTTTCACAAGCTAAGCAAGGTATTGAAGGTGCTTCTGCGTATTATGATGAAAGAGAAGACCGTTATTTAAATGCTGAAACTCCAAAAGATTACGCTAATTTATTAGCTAGAAAAAGTTATGATACCCCAAAAGCATTAGCTGAATTATCTAAACAATTAGGGTCTTATTATTATGGAGATGGAAGTATATTTAAAGGGCCCTCTGGAAGCCCTCACACCAAAGGACCAGGAGGTCCTACTCTAGAAGAGAAAGATAGAGAACAAATAGGTGTATTAATGAATAATATACTAGGGGGAGGTAAATTAGGTGTAGAGTATGGTCTAGGATATTTAGCAAGAGTATTCCCTTTTGCACCTTCGGATATAAAAAAATATTATAGTGAAAGTGAAGGATGGGGAGATTATTTTAAAAAACTTGTGAAAGACCCAGAAAGAAGTAGAGCGTGGGGTTTATATGATAATACAGTTGCACCTCTAATGGGATACGATGATCCAGAAAAATATCCAAGTTTGTCAGATGTAAGTTATATACCAGGATTTTCAGATCTAATGGGAGGTAAAGAAGGAGCAGGCAGTGATCCTTATTTTGGTTATGAGGGAGGTTTTCAACCTAATAAAGATTTATATAATGAAAAAGCTTATGAAACTCATCCAATGATGAAAGAATTAATTTTAGAAGCAGAAATTGCAAAAGCTGTAGAAAACGGAGATGTCCAACAAGCAGAAAAATGGCAACAAATGTCTGACAAAGGAGAATTCCCTGCTAATATTGATTACAGTAAATTTAACAGAATGAATGTAAGAAGAAATTCTTTACCTCATTTAATTGGTGCTTTACTACCTTTTGCAACTCCTGGTAAAATTGGTCAATATTTAAAAAATGCACAAAAAATTCGTGGACTTGGAATGATAGCAGGAACAATGGAAAAAGCAGCAAGTGGTAAAGCATTACTTGCAGGAGCTGGTGCAGGTGTAGTTGAAGGAGCCTCTAACAGACAACCTTATGATCCAAATCAACAACTAGATGACGATTTTCTAGATGTGTCTATTTATTAAATGAGCTTACTCTCATTTATAAATAAAAGTAAAAAACTTGCTAAACTTGCTAAAGATGCAAGGGTAAAACGACCAGGTGTTGGAAAAGGTATTCCTGGTGAAGGAACAGGAAGAGGTTTAACTAAACAAGAAGTATCTAATAATGCACAACGAAAAGCAATCCTTGATTATTTAAAACCAATTTATGATAAAGCTACTAAAAAAGAAGATAAAGCTATTTTACCTAATCATTGGAAAAATAAAGAATTAGATGCAATTGTAGCAAAACATCCAGACTTATTTCCTGATGGATTAACATCAACCAGAATGCATGAGATATTACAAGGTAGTAAATCAGGAAAAGGAAAAGTTAATTGGGTTTATAATACAGTATCTAAAAAAACAAAAAAAGGTGATCCAGCAGAACAATTATTAAAAACTATTCTTCCACAATATGCAGATGAATCAATTAATACTATAGATAAACAATACATGGTGGATGTTTGGAGATCACGTCCAGCAGATTTTAGAACAGGTAATTTTAATAAAGACGTTCCAGCGTTTTTAACATTTTTAAGAAAACAAGAATTTTTTAATCCTAAAAATAAAAATACTTATTTTAAATCTCAAGTTGAATATGATGATTATGCTTCAATGAGAATTAATCAACCAAAGGATGAATCTGGTAAAGTAACGATGCATTTAGCACACGACGTACCAGACTTGGTTCCAGAAGGAAGTACAAAATTTCCTAATCAAACTAATACACCTTTTTCAGGAGGTGAAGCTGGAAAAACACAATACTTAGAACCTGATATAAATATGAAGGTACAACCTAACTTAGAGCAACGATACATTGGAGCTTTAGCTGATGAAGATTTTAGTTCAATGAAAAAAATAGATCAAGAAATGGCAGATAAAAATATTAGGTCAACAATTGTTAACCCTAAAGAAGAACTTAGTGAGACTGAATTACTTCAGTTTTTTTTAAATAGAAATAAACTTAAACAAAAGTTTGGAGTTGATTTTGAAGATTATTTATCTGAAGGAATTTATACTCCAGGAAAGTTTAGTGGTGGAGGATTAGTTAAGTTACTTAATAAACTTAAATTAACAAAGAAACAAAAAGATTTAATTAAACGTACTGCGTTTAGTGAAAAAAATAAACGTGAAACAGGGCCCAAGGCTATTAGAGAAAAAAGAATAAAAGATAAACTTAAAAAAGTAGGGGCGACAAAGAAGTGGGAATATGTTAAGTCTCCACATAATGATTCATTTTCAGCAGGAGGAATAGTAAGTTTATATGTTCGGTAAGTTAAACAAGTTAAAACAAGCTGCAGAATTTGCTAGCAAAGCCAAAAAAGCTTTTCCTATGAATAGACGTAAATTTTTACAAGGTGTAGGATCTTTAGGTTTGTCTGCAACTCTTCCTGGAGGAATAAAACTTTTACCTAAGGTAACGGAAGCTGCTGGTAAAGCACAAATGATGGGCCGTGCACCATGGATTAGGGGTATGACAACTGCATTAAAAACAGCTGTAGCATCAAAAGGTTCTACCTTTCTTCCTAATGGGGGAAAAATAAAATACATAAAGGCACCACGTAATAAATATGAGCCTCATACACTTGAAGTTAAAACAACAGACGGTGAAACTGACATTATTTCTTTTA